GCTTTACCTATGGACTAAAAGACCTGAGCAGTTCTACTCTATGAGAGGAGCGATTGTTACTATCTGATGCTTAAAGGTATCAACCTCAAGGAATTTCTGAGCGACTATAAGGAATGGCACGCTCTCATATTTGGCTTTTGCGAAACTATGTGTCCCGGTGAACCTCGATACCCCAAGATGACCAAGACACTAATGAAACAAATAGAGGCTGAAAGCCACTATTACCGGACTGGCAGGGTTATGGGATACATAGCTCGTGCCGGGTTTATCGCTGGGGTGATAATAGGAACGACAGCAGGGATAATGGCGGTGATGTTCTGGTGAAACATGATAGGCACAGGCAAAATCCGACAAGCGGGTGTTCAGATGAAATGCGGATACTGCCCAGAGATGATTCGGGAGAATGATGATTTCGTCTGGTGGCACAAGAAACGATACGGGAAGATTAAATTAGTGCCCGTCCATCCTGAGTGCTGGGAGAAGATTAAAAATGGAATTTGACGACAACTTCACATGGACAGAGGACTCAACAACCTTAGAGGAAGAACATGAGAACACGACTTACCCAGAAGCAGGAAACATTCTGCGTTAAATACTTTGAACTTGGTAACGCAAGTGAAGCGGCACGGTTAGCAAAGTATTCCCCCAAAACTGCTGATGCAATAGGTAGGGAAAACTTACAAAAACCTACGATTCAGGCACGCCTCAAAGAGCTTAGGCAAAAGGTTGAAGATGCCTCTGTGATGGATGTTCGCGAACGCCAACAAAGATTAACTGAGATAGCCCGGGCGCGGCTGACTGACTTCATGGAACTAGGGCAGGACGGATCATGGGTGAACATCGGGGAGGAAACCCCGCAAGGCGGAGCTATTCAAGAGATACGCTCTCGAACTGAGTATGACGATAATGGCTCAAAGCCCACTGTCTATACTTCTGTCAAACTCCATGATCCCATGAAGGCGATTGACCTTCTTAACAAGATGGATAAGATTTATTCTGATGCCCCTGTGTTCAACGACAACAGAAAGATAGAGATATATGATGCAAAAGGCAAACTCACTAGCATTATCAATAGCATCGCTTCCAGAATCCGAACGGAAGAAAGCACTCGACTCCCTGACGGATGATGAGGCATTAGCTTTACTTTACGATTGGGGATTTTGGGCACGACCTAATCAACTTCCGCCTTCAGGCGATTGGTTGGTATGGTTATTTCTGGCTGGTAGGGGAACGGGTAAAACCCGTGCCGCGGCCGAATTCGTTCTGAAAGAAATCAGGGAAGACCGTGCCAAGCGAATAGCCTTAGTTGCCAAAACTCCTGCTGATGCTAGGGATGTAATGCTAGAGGGTGAGTCGGGATTACTTACGATAAGCCCTCCGTGGGATAAACCACTATATGAACCGTCAAAAAGACGGATTACGTGGAAAAATGGAGCAACAGCTCTTGTATTTTCCAGTAAAGAACCTGATCAGCTTCGCGGTCCACAATATGATTTAACATGGGGCGATGAAATCAGAACATGGTATTATCCTAAAGCAACTTGGGACAATATGATGTTCGGCCTTAGATTGGGTGAGCATCCCCGGTGCGTGGTTACTACGACACCGCTTCCATTAGCTGTGATCAAGAGCATTATGGAATCTCCCGATACAGTGATAACCACTGGCACAACTTATGAGAACAGGGCTAATTTACCCCCTTCATTCTTCAGGCAAATTATCTCGAAATACGAAAATACAAGATTGGGTCGCCAGGAGATAAATGCGGAACTTCTTGAAGATGTACCTGGTGCTTTATGGAGTCGAAGGAACATTTCGTACAGGCCAGCTCCCGACTTGGTTAGAGTAGTGGTTGCGATTGATCCTGCTACTACGAGTTCTGAGGGAGCAGACGAGACGGGTATTATCGCTGCTGGTAAAGGAATCGACGGGCGTGGTTATGTGCTGGCCGACAGATCCGCCAGGATATCACCGGATGGCTGGGCACGGCGAGCCGTACAGGCCTATGACGACCTCAAAGCAGACAAGGTAATCGGCGAAGTCAATAACGGCGGCGAGATGGTGGGACTGACCATTAGAACCGTGCGGCCGCTCATACCATATAAGGCAGTACACGCGTCGAGGGGCAAGCAAGCCCGGGCGCAGCCTGTGGCAGCCTTATATGAGCAGGGGAAGATTGATCACATTGAAGCCATGCCCGAGCTGGAGGAACAGTTAGTAACCTGGACTCCGGAGAGCGGGAAATCACCCGACAGGCTCGACGCTCTTGTTTGGGCGATAACCGAGCTATTTCTGCAGGAGCCAGAACCGCAGGAAGAAATCATCATCTACGACGCCATGGCAAACTTCGGCCTGAATAAAATATAAAGGAGAGCATGAACGCTAGGATAGCAAAGAAGATCAGGAAGAACACTAAGCACAACTGGATAGAATACTTCCAGGCAATAAGACAATGGCCATGGACAACGCGGCTTCATTTCTGCTGGGACGTATTATTCACCCCACGGTGGAAGGCAAAGAAGCGCATTAAGTCGCGGGTAAGTAAATCGCAGGTGTTGAGTGAACGGAGGGCAGCACCTTCACACTAAGGAGCAAAATGCCGATATTAGAAGAATTCGACGAAATACTCAGAGAAGCCACACAGCAGGTAGAGGATGCCCTGGCACTCGAAGATACGGGTTGGATCAACCTATCATCAATGACGGCCAATGTCATACCATCGGCCGAGCGTATCACCACGGTTAAAGAGGCCAGAGTCTATTCATTGAAAGACCCCCTGGCCAAACGGGCCGTGGCGCTGATGACCGACTATTCCTTTGGCTCGGGGATAACGTGGAGTATGAAGGATGAGCCGGCCAAGAAGTTACTAGAAACCTTCTGGAAGGCGCCGGAGAACAAACCTCTGTTATCCCCCAAAGGTCAGCGTAAATCATCGAGCAAACTTTTAGTGGACGGCGAGATATTCCTTGCCGTATTTCTAGGCGTGAAAGGCGCAGCTACGATAAGGCGAATTGATCCGTTGGAGATAACCGAGATCATTACAGACCCGGACGATATCGAGAACGTGCGGTATTATAAGCGGGATTGGGCGGACGTACAGGGAGGAGTGCACACAAGTTATTATCGTTCTTTTGCTAATCTGAAGGATGAGGCCTGCAAAGATGCTGCAGGTGCCAGTAAGCAAAAGACTGATGATGGACTTATTTATCATCTGTCTATTAACGATATAGGGCAGCGCGGCAACTCTTATCTCCTCCCGGTTATCGAGTGGGTTAAGCTATACCGCAAATTCCTCGCTTCCAGGGTGGCCGTTATGCTTGCATTAGCAAGGTTCGCATGGAAGGCTAAGACCAAAGGTGGGCAAGCAGCCGTTGATACAGTAAAGGCTAAGTTCCATGAGGAAGAAGTTAAAGCTGCTTCTACGCTAGTGGAGAATGAGGCCGTTAATATGCAACCGATTAAAACCGAGTCGGGCGCATCTGCCGCTTACCAGGATGGTAGGCAGCTCAAACTTCAGATATCAGCCGGGACAGGCTGGCCAGAGCAGTATTTCGGTGATATCTCCATAGGTAATTTAGCAACCGCTAAGACGGTTGAGTTACCTGTTCAAAAGATGTGCGAGTCATATCAAGCCATCTGGCAGGGCGCATACAAAGATATCTTTCAACTGATTCTGACTCATAACAACGTTAATGAGGAAAATCAATATGTCGATATGGACTTCCCGGTTATCTCTGAGGAAATGGTAGCGGCTATGGCTCAATCCATGAGCGTACTCTGCCAAATATTCCCTCAGTTCGCCGACTCTACGGACGTCCAACAGCGAGCCCTGATGATCCTCGGAGTCCAGAATCCCAACGAGGTATTGGATCAACTAAAGGATGTAATAGAGGGCAATCCTAACGCCGCCCTGGCTAAGGCACTGAGGCAATTCCGAGAGGTTATTCGTCCCTACCTATTGCAAGAGAAAATGACGCCAGCGGACTGGAAGGATGAATACCAGGGGGAAGTTCCTCATTGGGCCGAGGATAATGCACCATCATTATTCGCTAAAGACTTCCTGAAGGATTTGAAGGCTCACAAAGCCACCCGGGTCCTGGAGATAGGCTGCGGTAATGGCCGGGACTCGATACTCTTCGCGAAGTCCGGCTATGCCGTGACTTCAATCGACATAGTGCCTAAAGCGATCGAGCTCGCAAAGGCGAATGCCAAGAAGGCCGATATGGATATCGCTTTCAAGGTGGCCAATGCCGAGAAGCTACCGTATGCGGATGGTGATTTCGATGGAGTATTCAGTCTCTCGGTGCTGCACTCTACCAATCTTGCCAAATCCCTGAGCGAAGTTAACCGGGTCCTGAAACCCGGCAGCACGGCATTCATTTATATTTATGGGGGTACTCAGTTTGAGGATGGCAAGGAATCAGAAGATACAATCGCCTGGCCTGACTATATTAAACTATTAAAGACTTCCGGGTTCAAAGTGCTGAAGTCATATACTGAAAACGAAAAGGAATTTGACGAGCTCGGGGAGAAGCATAAGATTTATGTGACTCTCCTGGAGAAATGATGGGCGGCCATGAAGCGGTAAAGATAGATGGACGCTGGGTTTGCCAGGCGAAGAATTGCCCGCATCGAATAACTGGTAAAGGTTGCTATGGCTGCAAGCTCGGCAAGGTCAGTTTATCTTGTGGGAATACTGGCTGTCGCTGGAACCTTGAGGTAGCACCCGGCGATTATCGATGCAAGTCTATGGACGTTCACCTTAATGCCAATGGTAAATGCCTGGGGGCAGAAAGTAAATGATCGATTTACTCAAGGAAATAGACGCAACGATCGCAGCCCTGGGTGATAGAATACCGGCAAACCCGGGCTCGCAGAAGAACGAGAAGCTGGAGAAGCGCATGGAGAGAAGCCTGGCGCGGTATTTCCGGGACCTGAATAACGCTATCGATATTGCCGGCCTAGAGCAAATCTACTATAAGAACGTGAAACAGGAATAGGAGGTTTATGATAACACTAATTAACTATGCTGAGGAGAACAATTCATCAAATTTCCGCTATGTAACTAGCTTGATGATAGAGGCTAGGGTAAGAGGTTATCCCCTTCTCAATAATACTCCAGCATTATTATCTGAGTCTAG